CTTCTGAAAAATACGCTTCCTTTTTACCTCCAATTGCACCCCTTGAATAGCAAGTAGTATTGTATAGCTTTCTAATTGCGATATGCTTTGCGTATGCTGAACTAACATTGAACTTTTTACAAATCTTTGCTTCACTCATCTCAAAAGTAGCATCGTAAACTCTTAGAAAGAAATCTCTCTGATTGTTTTTAATACTAATCATTTTCAAATTGCTTTCTAAATTGTTTTTGAATTTTCCTGCATTTTTGATTGCTTTGATCAAATCGGTAGCATATATATCCTAATCCTAATAATGCAGGAATACAAGCAAAAAAGTAAACTAAATCAATCATAACTTTATTTTTTAGATTTCACATATTTATATTCAACTTTATTTATTTTTTTAGGGTAAAGCTTTTCCCTAATTATTACCTCAAAATCTTTTTTTAATGATTTTAAAGGTTTTTCTTTTTTGATCTCCCAGATTGCCTTACGACCAATTCCAATGATGTCTGAAATATCATTGTTTTTAAATCCGCTTTCAATAAGTAAATGGATTGCAACTCTTTTGATTTGCATCCACTCTTTTGAATTTGTTTGTTTTACCGAAAAATACTCTTCCAGTTCGTCAATAGTAATATTGTCCATATTGCAATTGTTAAAAAGATTAATAAAATTTTTGCCTGTTTCATTTTGATGAGGTTTTTAATTCTTCAACAAAGATATAAAATGTTTCTAATTAACAAGCAAAAAAGAAACAAATTAATGTAAAAAAATAGAATTATTTATTTGCCTGGTAAAATTCAAGAAGTCTTTTATAGTAAGGAATAAATCTTTTATTGCCAGTATTGGCTTTTAAATAAGATATATGTGTGCTTAAAAATTGATCAACATTCATAATTGTACCAAAATGAAAAGAAAGTTTTTTGTATTGGCTTATTTTAGCAAGTTCTTTAATCAGTTCGTTTAGTTTCATAAAACAAAAATAGCCAACAAATTTAATTGTTGGCTATAAAACATATAAAGTATGGCAGCTTTATGAAAGAATCATGTAAATATACATAAATTATTGTCTTATTTCGAAGTGCATCCAATCATAATTCTTTTCTAAACCTAAAGAAATAAATCCATGTTTGTAAAAGATATTAATCATTGGTTGGTATTCTGGTCTCGCAAATCTTGCAGTTGATTTAGTTTCTTTTAATTTATTTCTTTCCGGATCTAAATCAATTGCTATCCCCCATGAATGTCTGCTAAATTCACTCCCACCTCTCATTTTTCGGTAAGCAAAGCAACCACCAAATAAATCAATTCCTAACTCAACAATTTTTTCATATCCGTAATGATCTAATAAATCGTTAAAAACAAGTAAAAATTTATTTGCAATTAGTTTGTGGCATTGCATTTTTGTAACCTTTACGTTTTTATCCCATGATAACCGCATCGGATAAGGCAAAATAATAGGAGTTAAATAACCTGCTCCAGTTTCATTTGGAGAACCGTATTTTAAAATGATTTCTTTAGTCGTTAGCATCTTTTATAGTTGTTTGTGATAAAATTCCTGTTAATGTTCCGGTAGCAACCATGTAACCGGCAATTGTAATTAATGAAGCAGGAAGCGAAACTGGAAGCGTTAATAAACCACCACCAAGTGCGCTAACTGTTATCCCTATATTCCTAACTTTTTTCCAAAACTTAGGTGTTGGTGCTAAAAATCTTTGTTTTAAATTCATTGTTTATGTCTTTTAATTTGATTTATTTGTTTTATAGCTTGAAAAGTTTTATCTAAAAAAGAGAATCCAAATAAACCTCTAAAATTTTCATCAATACTTTTTATCTCAATAAATGAGATACCAATAAGCGCAAATTTTACAAATGGAAGTTGTGGTTCAACTAATGTTATTCCGTGCGCCACAATAACTAAAAGAAAGTAAAAAATAAGCTTTGGAACAATAGCAAACATTTTTTTTGAACTTATTGCTTCAATATCTTTTCTTCCTGCTCTCATTACTCCTGTAATTGTGTCAGTAATAACAAGAATTGTTACAAGAATAAAAGCGTAAAAAATAGGAGAAAAAAATGAAAACAATGCAACACCGAAATATTTTAGAAAAGTGATTAAAGTAGCTTTCATCGAAAAATTAAAAGTTTTTGAAGTCATAAAATTAAAAATTTTATTAGCTATTATACTTAGAAATTTTATTTTTTATTTTGTCGGTAAGTTCAACCTTTATTTTCGCGAAGCGTGAATATTCCAAATATTCAATATCAGGAGAACCTTGTACAATCAATGGTAAATCTTTGTAAGAGTACGTGTGGTTAAATTCATTGTGATCAGATAAAAACAATTCAAACTCTGAAAGCAAATATAGATCAACAATTTTCTTTGTAATTTTTTCTTTAATTGGATCCGTAGCCAAGTAATATTTATTGATTATTTCGCGCTGCACATTCTTATCTACTTTTCCATTGTAAACAAGGTTATCAATTACTAAATCAGGCTTTCTGCTTCCAAAGAATCCGTTTAATCGAATTGTATCAATTACATTTGAATCAGTGAAATCAATATCTTCAATCGCATGGTATTGATTAAAGTTTGCTTTCAAACGGATTGTTCCTTTTGCATTTTCTGCTGTATAAGGTTTCAATTCATATTCATCCCACACATAATTATTTACAACTCCATCAATTGTACTTTCAATTTTTAACTTAAAGCAACCTTGACCATCAATAATTAAAACTTGTTGCCAATCAACTGTACAATAAAAATCAAGTTCATTTGCTGAAAATTGAATTTTATCTGGTTGATATGAAGTTAATACATCGTCATGCGTATATAATTTGAACTCTAATAAATCAGTTGCAAAATCAAGTTTTTGCCAAGCACTTGACAAATCATTTTTCCAAGTTTCAGTATCGGTAATATGTGCCAGTACTAAAGTAGGCTCACAACATTCATCAATACCATAATCTTCTGTTGGAATTGTTTCAATTTTCTTTGTTACTTTAAAGCATTGCTTTGTTCTATTGTATAAAAATCCTGCCATAAGTATCGTTTAAAATTGTTTTTGCTAAGATACAAACTTCTTCGTCTGATAATCCTTCATGAGTATCACAATAACTTAATTTATCGCTTAATTCTCCAATAGGCACTATTTCAAAATAAGTGCCATTTTCTTCAACTCTTTTTATTTTAACTTCTACTTCAAACATAATTATATCGAATAAACACCTAAAATACCTAAATCAAATTGTCCACTATTTGTAACACCTCCACTTCCTCCCATACATCTACTCGCAACAAAGTTTAATCCTTGAGTTGTTGCAGGAAGGTTGGTTGAAATTGTTCCTTCAACGCTTACACTAGTTTCGTTATTTGTAGCCTTGTAAAGTACGTTACCACTATAATCATTGTATAATTCAAAAGAATACATTGCAGTTAACGCTGAACCTCCAGTTCTATTTGCAGGAAATGAACTACCAAGGTCTATTTTTGTACAAGTACCACTTCCGTCATTGTGAAATACTTGAATGTTTGTATCTGCTGAATCAGAACCAAAACCGATTACATTTAGCATTGTATCTACTTGTGTAACATCATTGTAAGTCATGTCAGCAGTTAATGCGTTCATTCCATAGAATTGTCTACAACCACTTGCAAATGCTGTGTCTGAAATATAAACATCACAAACAAATCTGAATCCACCTGATACGTACCAAAGTAATGCTGAACCTCTTGTTCCAGTGTATCTACCCGAAGAAACAACTGAAGCATAAAAACCTTTTCTTACTTGTTTTGTTGCGTAATTTGTCGTTGCTACTGAACGTGCAATTGTACTTCCAGTAGTTGAAATAGTAATACCACCAAACGTATCTTCTGTTGTAGAGTTATTTCTATATTGAACACCCCTAAACGATTCATGTGGTGTATATGAAGGAATAATTGAAGTGTTTAAATCACTTGAAAAAACAAAGTTATCATCCGAACAAGCTGTATTGAATTCTGCTTTTGTACCACTTAAAGTATTGCTTGTGAGACTTAAAGTTTTATTTGTTAATGTTACTGCCGTTGCTTTTAAGTCATCCCAAAGTTGAGCAATTGTACGATTAACCCATAATCCTGACTTCTTTTGTAAAACATCATCGTTAGCATCAGAAGTAAGTTTTACACCATGTAACTCATCTAAACTATATCCGTTTTGAATGTGTAGTACAATTTTACCTTGTGTTGCGTGTGCGTGTGCTACATATCCAATAAATACAGAAAATGCAGGTTCACTTGGTGGTGTAGTTGTAAAATCTCCTGCTGTTTCACTTAACCATAAATCATCGCCATCAGCAAACGCAGAAGTGTTTATATCATGAATTGTTCCGTGAGTAATTATATAGCCATCAGAATTGTTTGCAATTGATGAACGTGTAATACCTATTGTATTGCTTGAAGTGATACCCAAAGAAGCATCTGCAAGAGTTATATTAGGTTTTTGACCCGTAGCACCACTAATATAAACTACTTTCGTTTTAGCAATTGTTACACCAGTTGAGTTTCTCGCAATAAATTCTAATCTTTCAGAACTATCAACTACTCCATCATTATCAGCATCGTAAACAGCTTTTGTCATATCCCCTCCAGTAGCAGAAGAAGTCTGATTCTCCCATTGGCTTGTGGTAGAATTATAAACTAAAGATTGTCCGTTTGAAGGAGCAGAAATATAAACATCACTTAAATCATCTAAATCAATTGAAGGTTGTTGAAATCTAATACCAGTATTTTGGTAAATATATTCTTCAAAAACACTTTGCGAAGCATAAGCAGTATCGGTTTCATCTGTTATGCTTGAAAATGCAATATCTGTAAAAGGTCTATTTTGACCTCTCATCATTATATTGTAGCTTGTTGCAGAATCATTGTCTTTTGAAAGTAAACAATTCTCTAAATTGTCGATAAAGTAAGTATTACTATCGTCAATTAAAACAAGAAAATTACCTTTTACAAATATTTTCATTATACAATTGGATTATAAGGAATCAATTCCAAAGTAAACCACCAATCAATAACACCTATCTCGTTTGCTCTTACAAGTGTTAATTTGTTGTATTCCTCTATACCTAAGTAGTAGTTACCATCTGCATCAATTGCATCTGTGTTAAAAAATTGAACACCATCAAAAGTCTGTCCTACCAATTGATTGCGTTGAGCTTCCGTTATTAAATAAACATTCATAATTTATATTTTTTAGTAAACATTTCTGCCTAATGCTGTGTTAAAAGTGTTGATTGCAGTAGTCATATTAGCTACTTCTGTTCCATTCATTCCATCTGCAAAGAATATACAGTTACCTTGCCATGCGCCATATAAGTTAACTGTTGGTGCAGATGGTGTTCCTGCTCCATTATCGTCTCCAAATAAAACTATAATTCTACCACTCCAAGAAGTAGTAACACCCGTTTGAGTAGCAGTATTTTGCAAAACTCCATTTTTATAAGCTAATGCTTGTGTTGAATTTTGCCTTGTAAGAACATACATTCCTTTTTGTGTAGATGAATTGGTGAATGAGTTTTGGGTTCCTGTTATTCTTTGTATACTACCACTAAAACTATCAAAGTATCTAAATTGCATTTTAGTATAAGCACTACCAATAGCAAATCTTGATGTTGCTAAATTAGCTAAATTGTTCATGTTATACCAACCTGCTGTCATGTTATTAAAGCTAAAAGCGCTATCAGGTACATGAGTATAAGCATAAGCTGTTGTTCCATTTCCTAACATACCATCAGATGAATGTGTAAATCCTCCAAAGAAAGTTAGTCTATATGCTACATCTAAATCCCTTGGGTCTTTTAAATTCCATTTGTTTTCAGATGCAGTAGTTAAAAATGCAGGGTAAAATGCTTTTACTTTACTCCACAACCCGTAAGTTTTTAAATCTAAAACTAATGAGTTAACAGCATTTTTTTGAGTTACATTTGTTATCGGCACTGCATTTATATAACTAAGTGCATCAGCATCGTAACCACCATATATATAAGGATTAATTATCATGCTCTTGTTCCGATTAAAGTGATTTTCAAACCTTTTGCAGTACCATCCCCAACTTGGTCTATGTCAATTGTTATTTCAGCATCATCTGCCAAAGCACTATCAGAAATAACAGCAGGAGTAGTTGCAGTTGTACTTGTTTTTTCAGTGTTATCAATTGTTAGTTTTGTTGAAATTACACTTGAACCACTTTCGTTTATGTCAATAGTTAAAATACTTCCACTTGTTTGAGCAGTAGATAAACTTGCTCTTACTTCGGTTAATGTCATTGCGTATGGCATACGAAAAGTAATCTTTGAAGTACCAGTAGTCAAAGCAGTTGTTTCATCTGAAACAGCCAATTGTATTTGAGTTGGAAGGAAAGCCCAATTGGATTGACCATTTGAATTTATTGATTTTAAAAATTTTCCAGTAGCTTCTGAACCATCTCTTAATCTAAGTGCATAATTGCTACTTCCACCTGATGCTAAAAATTCTGCACCAGTATTGGTTGTTGCTCCAACACCAGTTGCATTTGCTTTAAAGCCAACATTTGAACCACTTGTTGCAATAGATTGAAATTCTGCTCCAATACTTGATGCACCACTAACTTGCACGTAAATTCCTTGCCCTGCTGATTTACTATTTGCAATTTCAACTCCATTATTTATAGAAGAAGTTGACATTTTAAGTAATGCTGTTCCTATTGGGGTAGTTCCTAAGCCTAAAGTTGAACCATTATCCTGCAATAAACTATTTGCAAGTGTATTACTATCTGAAAATTTACTTAAATAGTTAGCTGTACCACTTCCATCAATTGCATCTGTAATTCCGTAACCAACCAAAGTTGTTGGTGTACTTGTTAATGATGCAAAAGGCAATGTTAAATAGGTTGTCAACCATGTTTTAAGTTGCAGCAAACTCCATTTCTTTGTTGCGTAAGTTGATCCACTTTTTTCTGAAATATCAATCAAACTTCCAGTATCAGGATTAGTGTTAGATACTGCATTGTATTGTGTTATTTTTTTTCCCATTTTATTCGGTTATTTTGGTTTCTAAATCTTCGGTTATTTTTAATGTTCCATCCTCCATTATTTTATCATAAATAATAGGGTTGTTATTTGTGCCTTCCTCACTTATTTTTGAAGTAATGCAGTAATTTGTTCCCTGCAATTTTTTCATATCAACCAAGCAGCTAAGTGTAATGATTTGAGAAGTTGTAAAATCAATATCTAAACGCGGTTCATAAGAAATCCCTTTTAATGGGCTTGTTTTGTCTGAATCTATTTCAGTTGATAAAACGTATCTTGGTGAACTTTCAGAAGGCTCAATTGTAATTTGTCCGTATGGAAATCCGGAGTAATTAACATTAAAATTGTGAGTAGCTTCAATAAATATCAAAGCATCTTTTTTTAATGAAGAAACCTCCAACATTGTTGCGTAATCATACAACTTGATTGTACTTGTTATTGTACTATCATCGTAATCTACAAAATTTATGCTTTTATAAAAATAATCGGCAACACCATTTCTGTTTATTTCTACTTTTAATTTAACTGACCAAGGAGAAGTTTGATAATTAAACCAATTTTTATTGTTTGTGTTATTTTTCTTGAAAAAAGCATCCGCATTAAATTGTTCTATCCAATATTCCCAATGAATTAAAAAAGGATAATACAATCTTAATTTCATTGATCCACCAGATAAGGCAGTATTTTGAATTAGATAGGATTGTTTTTTGGCACTTGATAAAGGTAAATTATTTGAAACACTTAAATATTCGTTAACAAAATTTGTCAAATCTTGATTGGATAAATCAAAAGAAATAGTTTCTAAATCAAATTCATCAGTTCCATTTTTAGCTATAATTTTACAAGTAACACTTTCATTTGAATCTGCGCTATAAATCAATATGTCTGAAATATATCCCAAATCATCCTCAATATTAAAATCGTCATTTGCACTCGGAGTAGATAAATCACTAAAATCAATATTTTGATCATGGTTTACTAAAATTGAAAGTTCTGGAGTAATTAATACTCCTACCGGTAATTCAAAAGTCATTTGACCACTAAACAACAAAGTGTTTGTGTTACCAACTTTCACCCACAAATAAACAAGTCTTTCACTTGTTCCCCTACCTTCAATAAACTTTCCAAATGCAACAGAAGAAGCGTATAATGGATCAATAAGCAATTCCCCTGCAAATGTTCTTTCACCTCCTAAATCGGTTATTGTTAAATCATTAAGAGTTACACTGTATGGAAAAACATCACTATTGAAATTGTCGGTTATATTCGAAGCGTTCCAAAGTCCACTTGTTCCAAAAGGTATATAATTTTCTTGTGAAAGTGGTTTGTTTTTATTTAATGCATCGTCAATTGTAATGTATGCAAAACCAAATTCAATATCATCAATAAAAATATCGTTTGCAACAATTTCAAAAGTTACTATATTTTGTTTATTATAAAATAATTCATTTGCATCTGAAATAACTGATAATACGTTTGAAACTTCAGTGTTAAAACCAGTATCAAAAAAGCCAGTATCTGCAGAATCTTTTATTTGTATTGTTGTAATTCCAAATGTTTCACCTTCATTTACTTTAAAATCAATTTTTGAAAATAATTTCCAACAATTTTGACCAATAAAGCTATCTTCTGAAAATAATGAAGGAAATATAAATGTAAATGTAACTTCCCAATTTTGTTGATTGTGAGTAAATCCATAAGGGTTTACACTATCTGCAATTCTTTTGATTTGTGCATTTGTAACTGCGTAGCTTCCTGATTTTTTTCCTGTTTGATTTAATGCTAAAGTTGAAGAAACAGCAAGCGCATCCAACCCATTTGCAACAAATCGTGTTACTTCTTGATCAATAAATGATTGTAAACTTGGATTTTGATTTGTATTATCAACAAAATTTATACCTAATTCAATAGATTTTCTTGTAGTTTCAACAAATAAACAAAGTGTGTTGTCACTTGCACTATTCCAATTGTTAATGGAAGGCAATCCACTCATTTTTATATACAAATCTCCAACTTCTGAAATTGTACCAGTATATGAATAAGTTACCGTATTTACATTATTTACTGTTTTCAAATAATATGTTTGACCTACTCGAAAACCTTCATCAATAAAAGAACCTTGTGATTGTGTAATTTGATTGTCAATTGCGTTTATAGTCCAATTGTTAACATTAGAAGATTTAGCAAAAATTTCCGTATTTATAGTATATTTTACATCAATCTTATCTCCTGCATTTGCTTTTAAATAAGAAGTTGCATTTCCGTAAATATCGGTGTACCTTTTACCTGTTATTTTAATTGGCATTTTTCAAAATATGATTAAGTGCTTCTAAATCTTTATTTTTTATTGCTTCATCTAATTTATCATAAGTATTGCGTAACTTATCTAATTCAGACTTTTCAAGCGTATTTTCAGCTTTTTTCATTGAGTTATCTAATTGCATTTTTGTTTTAGCAATAGTAACCTCTAAATGAACAAGTAAATTATTAAATACATCTTCCATAGTTTCAAAATTAATAAACTTTCAAAAGTTTCACGTTATTATTATTTATATTTATTTCTTCTTTATAGTCAATATAAGCTTTTGTTTTTTCATCAAAATATTCAACTCCTTCGATTTCGCAAACCTTACCATTTATGTTCGCGAAATTATTTCCCAATATACCCGCAAATTGTGTTTCAGTCATTGCGCATGGTACTTTTGTCCTTTTTATAGTAATACCATTCAGAACTGAATTAATTGAATGAAATTTATCCCACAAATAAGTTGGGTTTAGAATTGTTGCAGGAGCAGGCTTTGAAACTCCATCGTGAATAATAATTTTTGTAATTCCAAAGAATTGTTGTGTCAATGTTACAACTCCAAGTTTACTTTTAGTTGCAGAATAATTTGTTCCTGCAATTGTATCGATTAATGAATATAATTCTTTAAACTTTTTTTCAAGCCAATTTTCGGTTTGTTTTGTAGTTGCTAATGAATAAGGTATTCGAGCTTCTGAAAGTCCTTTAATCGTATTTAAATCTTGGTTTACAATCTTATTTCTTTCAAGCGAATATTCCGCATTTGCAAAATCAAAATAATCAAGTGTATTTGAGTCACTTTGATCAGTTTCATAAGTAATTAAATATCTTTTGAAAAGCCTACTAAAATCATATGAATAAGAATCACTTCTATCTGGCTGCAATGGGAGTGCAACTGAAATTTGATTTTGTGTTATATTTTTTCTGTAATCCCACCTTTCTAAATAAACAGTATCACCAATAATAAAAGTGTCACCATTAAACATTGTTTCCATTGATTTAATCAATTGACCTAAAGTTGAATTAGTGTCCTCTGCACTTAAATATGGATTATTAAATGGTAAATCTAAATCATTGGAAAAATAATCAGCAAATTTCTTTTTCCCTTTGTTTATAAATTTTGGTATTAAATTCAAGTTGCGATATTCACCTTCCAAAATTGTTGATTTAAATTTATATCCTAATTCAGTACACCCTTTTTGACATAGTTCTAAAATATCAGCAGTTTTTGCATATCTTACATTTGGATAATTTAATTCGATAAGATTTTTTATTAGTTTTTGTGTTTGATAAACTAATATTGATAAATATGCAATTTGAATTGCAAGTTTTATTCCAGACTCAACAATTTTTCCTGTTGCGCTAATACCATAAGCAACAATTGAAACAAATTCTTTTGTTGTTGTTGCTAATTCTCTGGTTTGATCTGCAATTGCCATTGACAAAGAAAAAATAGAAATTGAAAGAACTAATGACCGTGTCACTTTATCTTCAGGTTCAATTATATATCCAACTTCTCTTCCTATAATTGTTTGTTTAATTGCAAGATATTCAAATGTTAAACCATTTGCCTGCTCAAAAAAATTATCATACGAAAAACGCGGTTTAATTCTACATTCAATATCTTTATCTCTTATTGTAAAATCGTTTGTTACATCAATATAATAAGGTAATTTTTTACCTGCAATTTCAATATAATAAGGAATTCCCTCTTGCCAACCAACATTTTGAATATGCTTTTCGATTTCAGTTTTACCTTCATTTGGTAATACAATTGTATCTGCAGACATTTTAACTTCATCTAATTGAGTTCGAAAGTTGACTTGAATACCTATTTCGTTTTCGTTCCTTGGTGAAACTTGAATATCATTGATAAAATGCTTCATTATAATAAATTTTTAAGATTAGGAAATTCTCATTCTATTTCTTGTAATTGTATTTCCTTTTGTGACTGTTTCAACAATATGCATTACACCTCCAATTATTTCACCAACCTCAACATTTGAAACCGGTTTATCTTCAATTGCTTTTCTTAGTTCTTGTAATTCGTTTACAAGCACACCTGTTTGCCAACTTGGTGATATTTGCGCTGCTCCTTCATGTTGGTACATTAATTTACCCATTCTTCTATCTTCTGCAATTTTGGTAATTTCACTTGTTGTAAGTCCAGTATTACCAATTCCCATTCTTTTGGTTTGTTCTCCTGTGAAAATTGATTCATCTTTATCAACCCTAACAATATATTGATCGCGTGTTACTCCGTTCAAATGTGGCGCACCTAATTTATCCCCAACTGTAGTTTCAGTACCATCGTAGTTTGTTGATAAAGATTGAATAAATGCTTGTAATACCGAAATATCACTAATTGTTTTTATAACCGGATTCTTTACATCTTTATTATTGGCATTATTTGAATATGCTTCAAAAACAGATGCAGCAAGTTTTATATTTTCTTGTTTTTTCAATTCTTTTTCTTTTTTCTTTTGTGCTTCAGCTTGTAATTTTTCATTTTGAAGTAATGATTTTTCCGCTGTAATATTTCCATTAATAGCCATTTGCTCTAAATAAGTTTGTTGTTTACCTAATGCTTCTAATTCTTTATCAATTTGTTTTACTCGGTTTTGTGATTGAAGAATGAAATAGTCTGCACTTGCTTTTGCTAATGCGTTCAAATTTTTATACAACAATTCTTTTCTTTTCTTTTCATCTTCTGCTAATTTTTTGTCTTCATCATCTTTCTTTTTTTGTTGATCATCATAATATTTGAACCATTCATCTGAAAGTTCTTTCATTATATTGTTTTTTTCTTCTTCACCATCTTGTGTGATTTTATTCAAATCATCTTTGTATTGTTCTGCTTCTAAAACTCCTTGTTTATCATAATCAATTTTTAATTCTGAAATTGAATCTTGATATGCTTTGTATTCTTTTGTTCCTTTTTTGTAAATATCTCTATCCTTTTCTAATTCTTTTAATTTAGCTTCATATTCCTTTGTACGAACTTCCTCACTGGCATTAAAGTTTTCTTCCAATGCTTTTGTTTTTATATCTTCTTGCTCTTTTAAAATTCGCTCTATTTCAGTTAGTTCTCCTTCACCAACTGTTTTAATGTTTTCTTTTTGTTTATCAACTTCTGCTTTTAAATCACGTTGATTTTTTTCTAATCCTCTTTTATTTTGTAAATCAATTAATTTTGCTAAAATTTCAATATATTTTGAAGTGTAAAGATTTAATTCTTTTTGTGTTTTAATTTTACCTTTGTCTGATTCAGACCATTGATCAGTCAATACTTTATTTTTCCCAATACTAAAACCATAATATTGAAGCCTTTTATCTGCATCAATCAATCCCTGTTCTAATTCAGCAATTCGATTAGTAGTTTTTGTTATACCAAATTGTTCTTCAGCTTGTGCCTTATTAAAGTCTTTTAATCCTTTTGTTCTAATATCATAAGAAGCTTTTTGAACAAACAATGTTTCTCGCAATGTATTTAACTCATTACGCATTGATTCTTGTTTTACTAAATTTCGTGAAATTAAATCTTCATTTTTTTTAATTAAAAATTCAGCTTTTTTAAAGTTTATATATTCTTGAACTGAATTATTTAACTGCTCTTGAAACTTTTTTTCATCACTTAAATTTTGTAATGTAGTTCCATATTGATCATTAATAGTTTTAATTAAATCACTTCTTTCTTTACTACCTCTATTGGTTTGTTTTAATGCAATTAATAATCCAACATACATTGCGCTTTCTTGTGCAATATATTCAGTTTGTTTTTTTCTATCTTCTTCAATTCTTTTTTGCTTTTTATTCATTTCTTCCAATTCTTTATTGGCTGGTATTAATGCTTTTGAAACCCAATCAATCATTTTAGCACCATACAAAGTAAGAAGCGTTACACCTAAGCTTAAAGCTGTTCCCCATGAAAAAATTGAAGCACCTAATTGAGAAAGTGCGCTTTTGGTTTCAAGTCCTTGCGCTTTTAGTTCGACATTTGCCTTTTTTATCTTTTGAAGTTCATCAAAAAACATCGGTAAGTTATTTGAAATTGCCATGAATCCAGTTGATACTGAATTTGCAAATGCAGGCATCTCTCTTGTAAGTTGGTTTACTGAATTGCTTAATCCGTTCCAACCACTCGCGTAATTACCAACATTACGTTGATGATTACCCATCGTTGCATCAACTTTCTTTAATGCAGTATCATAAGTATTTATTCTTTTTTCAAGAACACCATAGCGAAACTCCTCTTTTGCGCTCAATTGTGCGCCTAATTCCTTTTTTATAGCTAAATCCCTATATTCATTACGCAACTTGTTGAGGGAAGCGTTTACGCGGTTGTATGCGCTCTGTAAACGTGTTTGATTTGCAAGTTCTTTTTCAGAAGCTTTGTTTAACCTTTCTTTTTCCTTGGTTTGTCTTTCAGATTCTTTCGTTTGTGCAATTGTACCTTTTAAAACTTCATTATCTAATTTAGCCTTTTGCTGTTGAGTTTTTAATTGCTCCTGCTCTACTTTTTCACGTAACTGGATAGCTTTTGCAAGTTCATTCTCAACCTTTATTTGTTCTTTTTGTAATTTTGTCGCGTTTTCAGTGGCTTTTACTAAATCATTCATTGATTTAACTGAATCTAACTTTGAGTTTTTTAATACCTCTTTGGTTACATTAGCTGTAATTTTGAACTCACTATTTAATTCAGTCAATTTAATAATCAATGCATCTGCACTTGCAATTGTATTTTTAAATAAATCTTCTTGTACGACATCGGTCGACATTACCTTTTTAGCCATTTTCTACATTTTTATTGTCATTTGAATACTTTTTCATTAAAGCATCAAATTGAGTTTTAGTACATATTTTCCAATCAATAAAATATCCAAAATGTTTGGATAAGGTCGCAATAATATCTTCTATTGTTGCTGTATTGCTGTTCATTGAATTTTTGATTTTTTGAATCTCTAATTCAATAAGATTTAGTTTTGTATTTAAGAATTTATCCCCAGTAATAACCCTGTCACAAAGCAATAAACCTTTCTTCTGGACCAACTTTGCTATTTTTAATAATTCTCCATTCAATCCAACCTCATCAATATATTTTGCGTGAATCAATTCAAACGCTTCTTTACATTCTTGATATGTAATACTTTCATCTTCTTGAATCAAAATGTATCTAAATTGTTCTTCAATACATTTCACCCAATTAAATAATGGTATTTCGTTAGCTGATTTGTAGAACTTTTGCGACATAATTTTGATATTTTGGTATTAATATTTCAGCTAATTTGTCTTTACTTTCTTGTGTTAATCCAACTATTGCAGTAGTATATTTATCAAACAAATTTTGTTCTCCTTTTTTTCCATTTCCATCAATGTTTAAATTATCTGTTGAAACAGTCACAAACAATGAATTGTAAAATGCTCCAGTATCTTCTAAAGTATAAGGAGTTCCTGCAACTTTATTAGGCTTAAGCATTTCTGTATAAATAGAATAAAGTCCAATAATATCCCCATCTCCATCAATACCTTTTTGCAATTGATCGTTTTTAAGTATCTCTAATATTTTATTTTTTGTATCTGAATCAATAGCTTCCAACCAAGCAAAAACAACATTTAATTTTTTTGCTCTATTGCTCAATAAACCTAAATCGCTTCCTAACAAATCAATCATACATCAAAAATAAAAAAAGGGGTGCAATAATACACCCCTTTAACCTATAAATAATAATCTCAAAGATTACGCATCAACAAAATCTAAAGTTGTTTTTGCAATTCCATCTTTTTGTAAAGTAAGAGTTAAATTGCTTGTTGAACCTGATATTGCTGTAAATGTAGCTGTATATCTTCCTGCAATTGTTGAACTTTCAACAACTGTAATTGATACCGAAGCAGCAAGCGTGTTGTCATATAATGACAAGTCAGCAGTAACAAGTCCTTCAACAGCAATACGATTTAATGCTGTCCCTTGTTTAGCTTTTACATCAAAAACAACATTGGTTGAAGTTTTAGAAACGAAAGTAATATCCGCTTCTAAAAGTGGCTCTAAATCGTTAATATCAAAACCTAACTCTTCTGCTGTAAGCATCCATGTTTTTGAATCTTTCAACAAACGATTGTAATCAAATGCAACCATCAATCTAGATACAGTTGTATCTTCTGCTTCAACAAATTTTGTCGAAAATGATTTTTTGTCGATTTGAATTGGATATAAATCCGTTGAATCATCACTTGTTTTGAAACCTTTGAAGTTTCCATCAATGTCTATTTCAAAAACACCAGTTTCACCGCATCCGTGACCTTCGTAACGTGCTTCTAATTGAGCAGGAACATCATAATGTTCACCTGTGAACTCTTTTTTACCTTTTTTCACTTCATACTTACGGTCGCTTGGAGCAGTATCATAAATGTTGTCTCCTTTTGGTCGTTTTACATTCTCAAAAATTGGAGACAAATAAAGTCTTTTTGATGGATCAGGTTCGTTGATTAAGCCTTGGAAAAAAGCTTCATCAATTGTTCCAGTTAAATCAATTTTGTTTTTAACTCCTGTTGAATCGTAAATAGGCATCCAACCTAATTTGTTCAATACGGAAAAACGTGGCGCGCAGGAATTAACTCCAAGGTTACCTAAACCGCCACCATCACATAAACATCCTAATGACATAATTTCTATTTTTTAAATTAACAATTGCACTTATTTTTTTTGTAAATATTCAAGGTTATTCTCAATTCAACACCCGAAAGGTTATCATTTAAAATATTCTCAAATACTCCTTTTTCTTTTTCATTCCCAAACCTTGTTATGGTTCGGATATCAACACTTGAATATTCTTTGAAAATTGGATTGTTGCGCACAACATTCAAAAATTCATCTTTCAAGTTCAGCATCGGTGAAACGACATTTTTTCTAAAATCTTCATTCAGTCCGTTACTTGGATCAATATCATCTAAGAAAAACAATCTCAAAGAACTATCTCTTTCAATTACCGATTGTTTCCCATATTCAACCTCTCCAATATTTTCAATCAACCAAATCAAAGGAAGGATATCATTTGTTTTTTGTCGTTTTAAAGTCAATTCATTATTTGCGCTCGTATGCGTTCCAAATAAGAATTTTGGAGTAACAATATTTAAAACATCTTTCGAAGTGATATTTGTTGCTCCTGTTGGCTTTTTTAGTGTAACAACACCCAAAGAACTTATTGAAATTACCTTCCAAAGTTTATCGCTTGAATCCTTAACATATTGCCCAACTCGAACCCATTTATTATTGCAAAATTCAATATTTTGATTACCACTTGTAAGTGCGGAAGCTGAAACAACTTTCACACTTGTGTTTATTTTATCAAATATTTCAGATTGCACTAAATCGTAAATGTCTCTCATTACAATATAAATTCGTAGCCTAAATATTGACCATTAAACGAAATGTAATCTTCTGAATGAAATCTTATGTAAGATTGAATTGCTCTAAAACTATCAACCGATTCATTGAATCTTGTAACTGATAATCCAGTAATATTCATTACCATTCCATTTTCACCGCTTTGCTGCACAATTCCAATAGGCGATTGATATTGTTGGTTATCGTAAACAAAATGAAAATAAATGAAGCCAAGCAACATTTCTTTTATTCCATTACTTATTACGATTTCAAAACCATTATCAAAAGCAATGTAATTATATATCGCTTCAAAAATTGGATCAGTTGGAGGATTATTTACGTTGATTTCATCAATGAACAAATCATATAGTTCAACACCTAACAAGATTGTCAAATACTTTCTTTCATATTTTTCAATATAAGAATCCAACAAAGTATCATTGTACTTTGTTACTGGAATATGATATTTACCTACAAAATCAGTATTTAAAACAATGCTCATCGTATCAATCTATTAATTGTCCGTAACCTTTTCCAACTAAAAGTTTTGCCATTTCAAAATTCAATTCAAAAACAGCATCTTTGATCATGTGTTGTGAAACTCCATTTGATTGGAATTTTTTAACACCTTCAAAAAATTCAACTTCTTGTTGTTTTATTGGTGTAACTTCTTTTTTTATTCTCGTTGCCATGTTGAAGAATTTTAAAAGGGGAAATTAATCCCCCTTAATTAAATTACGCAGTTTCTAAAGCAGCTTTATCAGTAGAGAAAGTTCCTTTTACAAAAGCTGTTCTATCGTTATTTTTAACAACCATAGCACCTCTAAATTCAGCAATGATAGTACGAAGGTTTTTAGAGAAGTCGTTACCGTCTAATCCCATTTCCAAAGAAACAGAACCTTTATCGTACAATGTAGCTAAATTGAAAGCACCTACTAAGTAAGTTCCTGCAGTTACTAAAGTTGTTTTAATAATTGGAACACCATCCAAAGATAATTGACCTGCAATCATTTGTAAACGCTCAACATAACGCTTATCAGTTGCACTAACTTTGATCACTAATAATTTAGCTACATCAGTTGGGTGCATCAAAATTGCAGTTGGCTCTGGTTGTTCAGCAATAGCAATTTGATTAATTGCTACAACTAAAACATCCGCTTCATTTGCGTTGTCAATTGCTAAAGCAAAATCACCTGCTGCAAACGCAGTTGCAACAGTTCTAACTCCATTCATTGCAGGAGCAGTACCATTACCGGAATAAGCTGTTAATTCAACATCTTTGTTCAATTCACGTAACAACTCATTGTTGATTTCAGCTTCAATAAAATCAATATCATCTAACATTTCAGTTGAAACTTTGATGAAAGCAGTACGTTTTACAACTACTTGTGAAGACACTACTAAATCAAAATCAATTTGATTTTTAGTTGCACCTTCTGCTGTTCCACCTGCAGCACCTTCTTTACCTGATTGGTAAACCCATGAAATGATATTTGAAGTTGCAGTTCCTCTTGAAACCAAATCCATCAAACGAACTCGTCTTGAAGCGATTGTGTTTAAACCTGCAATTCTTTGTTCAACTGGAACATTACCACCAGATACGTTTGCACTTTCAAGCATTGTACCAACAGCTTTAACTGTCATTTTCACCCAAGGAGCATCACGGTTTTCTTTCAAAGTTGCAATTGCATCCTTGTTAGCTTTTAATACATCAGCTAAAGTTTCACCTTTTTGGAAAAACTCACCTTCTGAACCTGATTTGATAGCTAATCCCATTTCTTTCAAAGCTTCATTCAAAGTTTTCATTTGCTCTAATTGAGAAGCTCTCAATTCGTCAATTGCAGTTTGAATGTCCTCTTTTGTTGCGCTTGTGTTTGTCAATTCTTCAATTGATTTAGCCAACTCGGAGTTAAAATCATTGTAAAGACCTGCCATTTCTTCTGCAGACTTTGTTGCGAACTCATCGGAAGTAATTCCTTTTTTCGCTAAAAATTCTTGAAACTTGTTCATTTTTTTTTTAGTTTAATAAATTAGTAAAAAATTGTTTTTTGTCTTTTTGAGTGTCTTTCAACGGCTCGTTTGTATTTTGATCAGATGTGTCATTAACGGCATCTTTTCCAAATTCTATTTCCATAACTGGAGTATATTCATTGCTCCCTTTGATAACAGCACTCCCTTCAATTACTTTCGCTTCGGTAACAGCCCAAAAGTAACCTTTCTCATCAGCTACTTCTTTATTAATTACCAAAGGATAATATTTGTTCCAGTTTTCTTTTTCCTGCGAATATTCTGCCTCATTCCTATCAGCGCACAAATAAAGCTTAACGTATCTCATCCCAACTGAATGGTTGTAAACACGACCTTTTTTGTACATTTCAAACATAAAAGGATTCACTTCTTTTTTGATTTGAGTATCAAAAATCAAAGCTTGTGTTTTTCCTTGGTATGAATATCCCAATTTTGACCATGCTAAATTTTCAGTATATGCTTTCAATTCGTCTTTTACTGAATCCGCAATCACTTTGTCAAATTCCATTTCATGCTCTTGAAGTAAGTACAAGATTTTAGTTTCTTGTAAAGATTTTACCCAAAGGTTTGGAATGTGGCAGTCTCTATGACTATCAATTACATTTGTAGTATTGATAACCAATTTCGCTTGTAAAATATCTTGATTAGGCTCTTCAACTGTATTTTGATCTAATTTTTCAGCTTCGGTTTTATGGTTATTAGAAAACTCGGTTGTTGTTATCACAACATCGCAATGCTTAATTGCGTTTTTCTTTTGCGCAATTATTAAATTTTTGTTCTTAAATACTTCTTCAAATGTCATTTTTTAACGATTTGGTTTGATTTAACGACCTTAAGTTTCTCTTTCTTAATTTTCTTAATATCCATAAGATAAAAATTATATAGTCAAAATTAAACAAAACATTTTAAAACAATTAATTTTACTAAAAAATAAAATTTATGCAGTTTATTTCATTAAGAGACATTAGAAGTTTTTTTGGCGGTGCGAAAAACTATGATAAAACACCTTTATTTTATGGAGTGAATATACTTCTTAATGGAGGAAAAGGTGAAATACTTAATCCGGAAAGTATAGATGCTTACGATGTTTATTCAACTACACCGCATTTAAAGGCTGTTATTTCTCGAAAAGGTGATTTACTTGCATCCGGTCAATGGAAGCATTACAAGATTATTCGCGGTGAAAAAATAGAAGTCGTAAATTCTGAAATAGTTGGTATTCTTGAAAATCCAAACGCTTTATTCAAAGGGAATGATTATTTAAGATTGATCAATGAAAATATGTGCGTTTATGGTAATGTGTATAAATATGTTTTGCGCCCATTCAAAAAAAGTATTCCTGCATCTATAAATATTTTGCCTTCCAATGATATTGAAATAAAATCATTAGGAAAATGGTACAAGCAAAGTAAACTAAAAGATATTGTAAAAGAATATCGAATGATTTCGACAAACGATACTTTACAAGTTGATGAAGTTGATCATACTTGGATTGTAAATTCTAAAAATCCGCTGCAAGGTGAAACTCCTTTGAAGGCTATTTATTTGCCTTTGTCTAATTTGCGAATAGGAATGAAAACGCGAAATGTGTTGATGGCAAAACGCGGTGCAATTGGTATATTGTCAAACGATACAAAAGATGCTGTTGGTAATAAAGGGTTACCAAATGGAGAACGTGAAAAAATTGAAAAGGAATATCAAAAAAGTTACGGATTAGGTGACGACCAATCACAAATTATCATTTCAAATAATAATCTGAAATGGCAGGCAATGGGTTTTCCAACCAAAGATTTGATGTTGTTTGAAGAAGATGAAAACGATTTTTGCCAATTATGTGATTGCTATGGAATAGCACGCGATTTGTTTGCTTCTACAAAAGGTGCAACATTCGAAAATCAAAAGCAAGCATTGAAACAAACTTACCAAGGTACAATCATTCCAGAAGCAGAAGAAATTGCAATGAATCACACATCAATTTTCAATCTTGATGGGGTGAATGAATGGTTGGAATTAGATTATTCGCATATTCCTGTACTTCAAGAAAATGAATTAGAAAAGTCACAAACTTTGCAAAACAAATCAAATGCAATTAAGACTTTGAAAGATGCAGGGTATAGTGATCAACAAATTACATCTATTACTGGAGTTACACTTTGATTAATATTCCTTCGCTTTGTAGGTGTGTGGCGATGTATCTCACGCAGTCCATTAAGTGATTGTCTTTGTCTTCTGGCTCTTCTAAAACAATTCCATACCTATCAACTTTGCGTGAATAGTTTTCTTGTTCATGCGCTAAATTAACGCTTGATTTAGTGTAATAAACATTTAAGTTATCAAGCAAATCAATCCCATCTAAAATACTTCCTTTTGGTTTTTGTGCCAAATGAACATCGTACCCCTTTCTTCTTAAAATAGCAATTTTGGTAGGTCTATTTGTATCACAAATTATTGGTCTATCCATTGGAATATTTAATTTTTCAAACAGCCACACAACAATTCCTTCTTGTGAACTTTCTTCATCGTTATCATACGCATTAATTAAATTGCGCTCATTATTGTTCATTTTTTCCCTCCATTGATTTTCGGATAGGTAATTCTTTTCGTGCAAATACAAATTCCCATCTTGATATTTAGCTTCTAAAATTGCCCATGGATCAACTTTTCCCCAGTCACACGCGTAATAAATAGGTAAATCAAGATTGTGATATTCATTATCTGAAATTTCATTCCAATTAAAAATCCTGTTTGGTTTTTCGGATTTTTCTCCCAATCCGTAAACCTGCCAACTAAAAGCGTTTCTTGTGCCTGTATTTTCGTTCGTAATACACCTTACAAGTTCATTTAATTGGGTTGTTTTTAGTTGTAATTCGTTTTTTTGAACATTATATATCAATGCTTCATCCCTTGATAAAATACCATTTAAAACAGCACTTGAAAAATCAATAGGTTGATATGAAAGTATTTTATTTCTTTGCTCAATCGGACAAAATGGATTGTCTTTGAATGTCGAATGAATTACAATAGCATTGTCAAGTTTTGAAATTTTATCAATCCAATGTCCGCTTTTTGGGTTCCAATCAATCAAAATGTAGCCACTTGTACGCATATCAATCTGATTGAAAGTTTCTTCGCTTATTTTGTAAGGTTCATTGAAGTGTGCAATATCCCCTTGGAAACCATGTACGCGGTTTTCATCATCACCACCACATATTTCTATTGTTGATTTGTTTGGAAATGTGTATATTGATTCAGTTTTATTGAATGATACAATTTCATTGTTAGGGAAATGTACGATTGCTTTTCGAAAATCGGCAAGAACTGTGTTTTTTGTATCTTGTTTGGTTTCCCTCCAAATACTTATACGCGTATTTGGATTCTGCAAAGCAAATAAATAATGTGATTGAAGAATTGAAAATGTTTTTGATGAACGTGAACTTCCTGTGTTTATTATGTACTTATACTTTCTTGATCCGTCTTTGTTTTTTTCATGGATAGCGTTCCAAATCTTTTCAAAAACTATCGTTGCCTGCATAATGTTATTCGTCTTGTTCTTTCGGTTTTACTATTTCGATTGTAATTGCGTTTGATGTAGGTAGTTTTTCACCATCAGTTGTAAGATCAACTTTGCTCGCTTCGTTTATTCCTAACATATCTCGCAAATCTTTCAATATAACTCTACATTCTTTGAAGTCGTCTATATCGTATGAATTTCTATATAAATCTTCTAATCTCTTAAAAATATTTGCTTTAAAGTATTGTTTATCAAACATTAAATCAAAATTCTCTTTTATTTTATTTCTTGCTGCATGAATGTAATTATCTGTACATCTATCAGTTAGTTTATTATACTTTTCTGAAAAATAATGTATGATTTCTGGTCTTGAAAATCCCTGACTTAATAATTGAACACACTCCATAACTCTCCTGTCTTTTTCTGCGTTTGTTACAGATAAGTTGTTTCGCTTTTTAACAACCTTTTTTTTTGCAGGCAGTTTAGTCTTAAGTTGTTTTTTTTCTGTCATTTTTTATTTAGAAAGGCGTTCCCATTGCTTCCTGGGAAAAATCTGTTCTTCTTTGTGGATTTCTTCGCTGCGCGCTTGTTCTTCTCCATGAAGCGATTCTTTCTCCTTTCCCTTTACCATTACTTCCTGAATTTCCTTTTGCCATGATTTTAAAATTTAATTGATATTTTATTTGTGTTTACTTTTTCAATGCACTCCCAAAGTTTTCCATATCTAACAGATTTATTTATTGTTTTATACGTTTCTACTATGTTTGATTGAATTTCATCTGTAAAATTATATAAATCTTCGTTTTCTTCAAACATTATCTGTTCAATATTCGCTGAACTTCGGAGGTTTGCGCTTCCATGTATTACAAATTTTCTAGCGTTAATTGTTTCAAAACAACATAGTTTGCAGTGTGTTCCTGCGCTTGCAAACTGAAATTTATTGTCTATGTCTAATTTTTCGTAAATATATGGTATTAAAGATTTTTTTTCATGTGAAAAAAAATAATCTGAAACAATTAAATTTAATTCATCAACAAAATTTCCTTTCAAAAGATTATGTAAACTATCAATGTTATTTTGATTCATTGATAAGGTTGAAATAGTCATTTTTTTTACATGAATATTGTTTTTAACAATAAAAGCTTCGATAAAATCTCCAAAAAAAAATGATCCATCAATAAAAGCAAAATATCTTTTATTTTCACCTTCAAAATCCATGTCATTAACCATTTCTTCTGCATTACGATATTTTAATTGTTTTTCATCAAGATATTTAAAAGTTTTTGGCTTTATATATCTTGAATTTGATTTTGAATTATTTAGTGATATTTTCATTTTGAATTTTTTTTATGTATTTTTTCACTTCTTCAATTTTTTCAACAGGAATAACAAATGTAATTTTTTTACCATTCGTTATTTTTTTTCTTCCTGCATTATTTCGATTTCCTCCTCTTTGCATTATTTTAAATTTTTAATTTTAGAATTAATTCTATTTAAAATATAATCTGCATTATCTTCATTTATATCAATACAAAAAGTATCGATATTTAATCTGTTAAAATCTGAGTCGTTTTCTATTTGATTTTCAAATTTATCTGGATTTTCACCTACAAACACAAATAAAATACCATCTAAAGAATCTAAATCGTTATATGATTGTAAATTTGACAATACTGGATAGTGATTCGAAACTCTAACTAATACATTATCAATAATTGTATATGATGAGGAAGCTAATGATTTGCTACTTAATAATTGAGTTATTTCTAACGCTTTAACTCCACTTTCAAAACTTTCAATCTTTTTCATAACTTTCATTTTTTTTTATCGTTTTCCTATATTCAAATGTAATAATAATATTTGAATTAATACTACTTTTTCAAAAAATAAAGTAAAAAAAAATACGATTATTATCTCTAATCGTATTCGTTATTAACTGGAGTAATTTTCATTATTCGATTGAGTAATTGTTTCAAAGGTGTATTTCTTTGAATCCTACGAATGTTAAACGTATATATGCTGTCTTTCAAAGCTGTTAACCTATTTAGTCTATGTATATTCATTACTTTATTTCGATTACTTCTGAAACGTATATTTTTTTAACAAATCTATTTTCTTTTTCAATTTCCAATCTTTCAATTACTTCTTCTAAAGAAAGTGGTTTTGTTTCAATAAGATTTTTGTCTTTGATAAGGTGAATAATGTACTTTTTTTCACCTTGGAAGTTTTGTTTTGCCATAATTTATAAGTTTATTTTTTTTAGTAAAAATACGAAAAAATCCATGTAAAATACATTACATGGATTAATTTAACAATTAGAAAACAAGGAAGTCAAATATAGATAAAAATATTAAACTATTTCAAAACTTTTACTTTTATTTCAATTACTCCTTTTTTCAAATCTGCAATTTTGCTAAACGCTTTTTTGGATAGATCAAGTCTTACTTTTTTGAATTTTCCTGTGTCGGTAACAGTTACCACAACTGATTTTTTATTTTCTAAATTGGTAACTTTTAATTTAGTTCCAAGTGGGTGAATGTTACTTGCGCAGGTTAATTTATTCATGTCATATATTGCTCCAGAACGCATGATACGACCATGGAACATATCTGAATAATAAGTTGCTTTGAATGATGTTAGGCAAAAGAAACACATTGAAATAAATATTAGCTTCATTTTTTAATTGTTTTCATTTATCAAATAATAACGCACCCAGTGTGAATTTTCATCTTTTTCACGCACTGAATTTATCGTTAAACCTCTTTCTTTTAGCACGAAAACAATTCCTGATAGTCTTGTTGCGCTGTAATTCTTAATCGCTTCCCATGAAGTAATGCTTCCATGTTTGCGTAAATGTGATTCTACATTTTTAATCTTTGTTTCAAATTTATCTGAAGTAGCCATACTTTTAGTTTTTTTAGGTTAAAATGGTGTTTCTTCTTCCTCTTCTTGTAAAGAAGTATATCCGATTGTAGGAATGTCAATACTTCCTAAATCTGGAATGTTTTCCAAATCTTCATCGGTTAAATCTTTTGGTTTGATTTCAACAAACTTGAAGTTCCCAACATAACTGCTCTCACAATTGCTTTCTTTTTCGGGGTTTAGTTGGATTGTAGCATTGTTTTTGAATTGATCAACCTCATCACTCACCCACACTTTCACACTTGCGTAAATTTCGCCTTTGTCGGTTTTGTAGAAGCATTTGTTTTTTGCTTGTAATTGTTCGGTCAATCTTGTAAAATTTATTGATCCAAGCAATAATTTACTTTTTCTGCTGTTTTGCATAGTTTAAAAAATATCAAGGTTTATATTCATTCCATTGTTTGCCACTTGGCAAAATCTTTGAACTTGTTGTTCTATTTCTTGTTTAAATTCTTTTTCGTTTGAATTGGAATCCGAAAGGTGAATCAAAATAACATTTTGCGTTTTACTCAAATCGTTTGCTTTCAAAGTTTCAATACAGTTTTCAAGGCTTAAATGTGATTTCAAAATCCTATCTTTCAGAAAGTGATTGATTCCATGTTTTTCAATCTTTTCTTCAATGATTTTCTTTGAATAGTTCGCTTCAATAATCCAGTGCTTAACATCTTTGAAAGTGTATTTGCAATAGTAAGAATCGGTAATAAAAACAATTTTTCCGCACTCTGGATGCTCAATTAAAAAAGAATAACATTCAACATCGTGTTTAGCTTCGAATGGTAATACTTTAAAGCTTCCGATTTGATATGTTTTGTTTTTTTCGATTGTTGTAATTGGAGTGTAAACTGAATTATATTTTTCGGTTACTGATTGGCAGGTATAAATATTCATTCCGATTTTTGAAAATTCGTGAATATATTTTGAGTGGTCAAGTTAAAGATGCTCGTGAGACACGAGCATACCTTGAATATTTTGAATGTTAAAATTTAAAACTTGTTTCACTTCAATCAATTTCATTCCTGCTTCGATTAACAAACATTCTCCTTTTGAATCTTGCAAAACATATCCGTTTCCTTTGCTTCCGGTACCTACTACAATTAATTTCATATTTCGCATATTAGAAGTGTACACCCTAATTTAATAAGGTGTACACCTAATTTTATTTAGAATCCTGCTTCTTCAAAAGATTTCGGTTCTTCAACCTCCTGCTTTACTTCCTCTTTTTCGGTTTCTTTCGGTTGTTCAGCAATTTCTTCAAAATCTATTACTTCTGCATTTGCATTGTGCGTAAATTCGCGCTTCAATTCATTTTCAGCGGTTGGAATAATTACTTCCTGCTCTTCGTATAAAGCTGAATCATCACTTGCACCGATAACTGTTTTTAATGCTCGGTTAATGATTGTTTTTTTAACCATTTCACCGCGAAAGTTTTTATGTGCAGGGCTTCCACCTTTTGCATAACCTTGATTCCATGAAGTTTCAACCTGTTTGATATTCATTATTTCGGTTTTCACTCTTCCATCGTTGAAAATCACTACTGCATAGCCACCAATAATATCTTGATCATTGATATTTTCAAGTTTTGTTTCGTGTTGGATTACTTCAAATATTCCAGTTTTCGGGTTTACACCGATATTGAATAAATCTTCTTTGTAAACCACAACTGCGTTTACCTCTCTCACTCCTGCTGTACGTTTCGCGATTGCTACATTTCCAAGGTATGATTTTGAAATTTGTAGTTTATCTCCGTATGGTATGAAGTACACTTGGTTTTTCATTGGAGACAACCCCCACGTTACCATACTGAATAATGCGTTTGCAATGCTTGGTTTTGTGCAGCTTTCAAGAACTGATTTACCTGATTTGTCTTTTTGCTCTGAAAGAACAAGATACGCACTTTTCAGCGCGTTTTCCGGAGAATAATTACTTGGAATAGTTAATTCCCCATTTTCTTTGAAGACATTGATTTTGTCTAACACTTGAACAGTAATGTCTTTTTTCACTGTTTCCACATTTTTTGTTGTTTCACTCATTTTACTTTATTTTAGGTTATTATTTACTTTCACAAAATGACTATTTGATAGTCAAAATTTCACATTCTGAATCTACGACTAAGTTAACTATTTGTTTCGTATTTTCCAAGATATTTGTAACGCTTTCTCTATTATCTATGAATATTGGCACTTGCGTTTCATAAAATTTAGATAGTGCTTTTATTACATCAATTCCTGCGTTTACTTTTGTCGCTGTGTTTAATGAAGAGAAAGGTACTCCATTCACCAGGGCTTCGCAGGTTTCTGATATCCCTCCGTTTAATTGGTTTTCAAACATTTTGAATTTTACTATTTCAAAGTTTTGGTTTACTCGCTTTTCTATTAAATCAATTTTTGAGTTGTTGAATTTATCAATTGCCATTTCTACCTTTTCAAGGTTTGCGATTTCTTGACTTAAATTTGTAAATTGCTCTCTCAATTCAGCAAGTCTTTTGTTTTGCGATTCAATTACTTTGCGATCGTAAAGTTTTTCCTCCAAAGTTTTTATTTCATCCAGTAAAGTTTGTTTATCGTTTTTAAATTGCGTTGTATCAACTTCTTTTATCTCTGGAATAACAATGCTTTCAACTTCTTTTTGAAGTGCTTTTATCTCATCTGTCAAAGGTATTTCAACATCAATAAGGCTTAGTAGTGTATCTTCAACCGCTTTGAGTTCTTGGTTTTCAATATTGATTTTTTGTTGTGTTGATTCAACATCTAATTGTGCAGCATCTATTTTTGATCCAAGTAAAATATTTTCTTGCTTTAAAGCTTCAATCAATTCATTATTGGATTTTCCTTTCGCTCTGATTTCGTTTAGTATATTCGTTTTATTGTCCGTAAAGCGTTGAAGTAATTCTGCTCTTTTACTTTCAATATCTTCTATTGGCAATCCTTGTTTACAAGTAGGACAAACACACGATTCTAAATCAAAATCAAATTCTCTTGTATTTTCAGCTGTGAAAAGATTTCTTAAATTGTCGTTTGTTTTATTGATTTCAATTTGTTTACTTTCATTGATTTCAACATCTTTTTTGGTATTGAAAACTATTTGTTTTGCCTTTGTTAGTTTGTCGTTTAGTAGGTACAAAGAGTGCTTCAAATCCTGCTCTTTCACTTTAAGTTCCGATTGGCTTTTTTTAGCTTCTGCGTTTAATTCAATAATCAATTGTTGAATCTTTTGCTCTTTCTGAAACTTATCCGTTTTGATTTGTTGAATTGCTTTTATTTGCTCGTCAGTGCCTTTTGTGGCATTTTCAATAAGTGAATCAAACTTTTGAATATCCTTTTTTAAAGAATCAATTTTGCTTTCGATTTCCAACCAATTCTGCTCTTGTGGAATAGATCTACTTGCTTCGTCTATTCGTGCAGGTAGTTGATCCAATTCAGCCTTTAAATTTTTGCGCTTTACAGCATATTCTTTTTTGATGTCCTCAAAAGATTTGTTTGAGTTAAGAATGTCTTTCAATCTTTCGTTTGTTTGATTGTCAACTATTGAAAAAACATCTTCATCACTTATTTCACCTGCTAATTCTGAAAGAACTAATCTTCGTTTTTTCCAGTCTAAAATTTGATTGAAGTACAAAGTGTTTGACAACATTCTAAATTCTTCTTCATTGCAAATGGAATCAATTCTTGTTTTATATTCTGAAAGTGAAGCAGGAACATCGTTGATAAAGTATTCAGTTGTGTGACCGGTCAATTCACTTGTTTCAGAACCTCGTTTTTTAGTCCATTTTTCAAAGTAGGAAACTTTTAATTTTACCTCTTCGCTATCAATGTCAAATAAACCAATTACTTCGTGTTTAAGGTTGTGAAGTGGATTGTTTGAAGAATCCAATGTTTTGATTTCGAATTGCTTTTCGTTTTGGCTGTTTTTTCCGTACAATAGGAATGTAAAAGCATCAAACACTGTTGTTTTTCCTGATCCATTTTTACCATGGATGAAAGTTTCTTTTTGTGTAAAATCTAATTTTAAAAATTTCACTCCTTTGAAGTTCACTAATTCCAAAGATTTTAAGTTCACATTTTTCATTTGTTTTGTTTTTATTGGTTATTTACTTAATTCTACCTTTTGCCCATTGTTCCATCAATTCCATTGAATTACAAAACGTGCGCAACACTTTTTCAATTTGCTTTTCAGTTCCTGTTTGCCCGTTGTACTGGCAAATCTTTTTCGCTAATTCTCTCATAATTTTCACATTTAAATTTCTTCAACAAATATAATGCTTTGTTTCTTTACAAACAATAAAAAAGAAACATTTTTAACAATTTATTTTTTAGCTTCACTCATAAAATGTTCAAAATCATTGAATTTACGATATAAAAAATCTTTAAAGAAATTTTCTTTTTTGACTTGCTTTATGAATCTTGACTTCTGGACCAGATTCATTTTATCGTAAAACACCCAACCAAGTTGTTGTGGTTGTGGTAATGGATCTAAATCAAATAATAAGTTCATCAATTCTAAACTTTATAAATTCTTCACCTTTTTTGGTAATTATTTTTTTCGCGTGCAACTCGTAAATATCTCTATCGTCAAATCCGTATTTCTTTACCAAACAATCCTGCAGAAACTTAATACAGTTGTCTAAATCTTGTAATTTTGAAGACAATCCAAATTCGATAAAAAGCTTGTAAGGTGCTTTTCCTACTTGCATTTGTGGAAGTAGAAGTAAAACATTTCTTTCGTATTTTTTGTATTCAACCGTCTTAAACCTGCGACCTTGGAATCCAGAATTTACTGATAGTGCTTTGATTGGTAATGTGATCATAATACAATTTTTCGGTTAATAGATTCTTGAACTACAAGTTGTGCCAACAACCTTTCTTCGGTATAAATTATTGAATCAAAATCGTTTTTTTCTTGAATTTGGTTGAATTGATATTTCGCTTGTCTTTTCAGTTCAATTCTTTCAGATTCATTAAAAAACTTTGTGAATTTATTCAGCAAAACTTTTGCTTCGTACATATCGCCAATCCATTTATTGATTTTAATGCTTTCAGCGTACTTTTTTAATGCTTGTTGATAAAATATACTTTCTTGCTTTTTTCTTTCGTTAAACTCGCTAATTTCACGCTCTAATTTGATTCTTTCATTGTTTATTTTGTTTTTAATGTTTGAATAACGGATAATTGGGTTCATTATCTCTTGAAAAGTGATATTTTTCCAACTTTTATCAACTGGAATATCAAACCTTTCAAAACTGTATTCAACATCTTCAACGGATAAATGATTAAACTTTGAAAATATTTCTCTTTGCGCTTTCATGATTAAATTTTCAGAAACTTGATTTGAACGTAATCCAAAGTAAATATCCAAGCAGGAAATCAAGATTCGTGTAACATCTTCAATCGCTTTTTCATAATTCGTAATCGAAGCTATCGGTTGAAAATTGTTCATCCTGCTGCAATCCTTCATCGTTATTCCTTGACTGCTCAATTTCAATCCTAATTTTTTGTTTAATTCTTTCTGTAAGTTCTGTAATTCCTCGCTCCTGAATTTCGGTGCGGGTAAGTGGTTGTGTAAATGTTCCATTGTTTTTTGTTTTAGTTGTTAAATCTTTAAATATTTCCCAGTAATTAATTCCCTCTTTATTTTTCAATCTTAATTTTAAGATAGTTTGAAAATTATTACTCCAAAAACTATCATTTCTTCCATTTTTGATTATTTGTAAAATTTGATGAAAATCTAAATTTTCTAATCGAATTAATTTATCAATACAATCCAACCATTTGTTTTTTTGATTTTCATTTTTAGGAATAAATTGAGAATTGAAATATTGAAGAATATGATCATAAAAATTAATTATTTCCTCCGAAAATTCATTTTTCGGGGTTATAGATTCTTTATTATCTATATTAATTCTTTTTTCTTCTTTACTTTCTTTTTTTTCTTTACTTTCTTTAATTGGTGTCATTTGCGTTTCATCTGCGTTTCGTTTGCGTGTCATTTGCGTTTCATCTGCGTTTCGTTCTCCTTGATAACTCTCGTAGTTACAAATAGTTATCCGTGTCGTTACTTGTTCCGATTTTAGTACAATCATTGAATCACTTTCGAGCAACTTTAGAAACCGTCTTACTTTTGATTTATTACTATTCCATCGTAAAGAAAGTGAATCTAAACTATACAATAATTCCCCTCTTTTACAAGTCAATAACATACCTTTTATTACAACTTTATTATCAGAATAGTTTGCCAATACAAGTAAATCAACCCAACATTTAAACTTCCAGTCGTCTTTAAATATCCAATGTTTAACAACATTTCTATCTAATTTTATCCAGTTACTCATACTTATTTCATTTCCTTATGTAATAAATGTAAAGCACCAATGAACCTATAAACATCTTTTTTATCTAAATTTATGCTTATCCATTCATCAGAATTTTGATAGTGCTTCATGGAAAATACAGTATTTTCTTCTAATACAATACCGCCTTCTTTTTCTTGTATCAATTCAATTTCTAAATCAATACCATCATTTGAAAATTTGTAAATCATAATAAATAAATTTTAATTAAATAAAAAAACCCTATCAAATCGGTAGGAGTCTCACGTCTACTTCATTGACAGGGTTTCAATTTCTTTTAGTTCACTATGTTTGAGACTCGAACTACAACACAAATATAATAAATTATTTTGAATTAAAATACACTTTTCCATTTCCATACGCATCACATTTTTTTGGTGCTGCGCAACTGGTAAAAATCATTGTTAAAAAACAAATAATGATTACTAAAAGAATAATTATTCCGTGAAGAATTAACCTAACAATTCTAAATTCTTCTTCTAAATTTGGATCACGTTCTATCATAAAGTTTTGAAATATACGTTAACAAGTTCTTCAATTGATAAACCAATATGCTTATCCCCATTGTCGCGCACCCAAACAAAAAAATTAACAACAAACTCTTTTTCTTTTTCAAGATAGTTTGAGTATTTATTAATAAAATTCCTTCCTTTTGTTGTGTGAACGTCAAATAATTCACGATAATTAGCTTCTAAATCGCTAAATACTTCTTGTACTGGTGTTTTCATCTTTTAAAAAAATATTTAAAATTATTAATCTTGGTAAACACAAACTTTCCGTTTACACGTTGCATCAAACCTCCTTGCGTTTTGCTTCGTTTTAACACACAAAAACGACATTCTACAACTTTACCCTTATTAGATTTCAATTGATACGCTGAATCGTCTTTATGGAAGAATATAAGTGGGTATTTACGTTTGCAAGTAAAACAAGATTTCATAGTTTATTAAATTTTTTATCAAAGAAAAGTTCATATATTCTTATCGAACCTAATCCACTATCTTTTTCTACTTCAACCATACATTGTGTTCCAAACATAATTAATTGGTCTCTTTCCATTTCTTTAGCTTTGTTAATTAAATTTTGATGATATAAACTTAAATCAATACTTTCTAATTTAAGCTTTTCTACTAAAAAATCAATTGCTGTCATAAACTATCGTATATTAATTTTTCACTTTCACTCAAATCACTAATTTTACACGTAAATCCGTTGAGCATTTCTTCTTCTGAAAAATACGCTTCCTTTTTACCTCCAATTGCACCCCTTGAATAGCAAGTAGTATTGTATAGCTTTCTAATTGCGATATGCTTTGCGTATGCTGAACTAACATTGAACTTTTTACAAATCTT